CCCCTCCTCGTTCCTCGTCGGGGCGTGGTTACGACATGGCGCGCTTGGTACCCCCGTGGGTTTGGACCGTCGGGTAGCCCGAGGGGTAAGCATAAACACAGTACTTTACACAAGACATTTCGCAAAATCCAGAAATCCTAGCTGTACCAAGTTGATCTCTACTGTTAAAGTACACTCAGTTTTACCGAGCGAATAGAGAAATCCATGACGCACTTTGTTTTACGCACTACTCTCCACCCACCTCAACCTGTCACCGCTACTCGTAGACAGTACACCCCCAATGGACCACACCCCCTACCTACGGGGGCGTATCGCAGTCCTCTAAAAATTTTTAGGGTAAAAATACCCCGTGGCCCAAAGTGAATTAGAAAAGCTACGGGGTTAAAATTCAAAAAGGAATCAAGAACTGCAATCTGAAAAACAACTTTTAAACTGCAAGAATCATTATACATTTTCGCTATTCCCTGTCAACACCTTTTATGTTAAGATCCACTAACAAGATTACATTATTATAAGGTGGTGCAATGAACACAGTTCAACTAAAGTTGGAAGATGAGTATCATGACAAACTGCTCGCATTTTGTATGCACAATGGGGCAACGAAGTCAGATGCAATTCGCTATATGATAGATACATTGAAATTAACAGGGGCGAGCGATGTCGAATTTGACAGATGGTATGACAATAGACACAACATTGCCTGATGAACAAGCAGGTACACAAGTCGCAGAAAATCAAGCACTCCCAGACCTTTCCGATATTCTATCTAGCATAGACTTTAATGCTAAACCGATGGAGTACGGGAAGACGGCAAACCAAGGTCACTTCCATGTTGGTAAGTGGGGTGCGTTAATTTTAGAGCTTATCGCCAATCCTGTGGACGAGGAGTCTATTCTAGAAACATATGGCTTAACAAAGTATCAGTACGAGAACTTAAAAGCCAGTCCGTTGTTCCAGCAGGTCTATAAAGAGACAGAAAATGCGGTACTTTCGCAGGCAGCGAGTGGGGCATTTCATTTAGCCGCACGTCGTGTGGCGGAGCAAGGGCTAACGGTAATGGAGAACATTATCGCCTATGGTGATGATAAGGACAAAATCAAAGCCTTTGAGACGGTAACTCGTTTAGCCAACCTTGACCCTGCAGTGCAGGCTAAACTAAAAGAAGATAAAGTGGTACAAAGTGGTGTGCAACTGGTCGTAAATTTTGCCCCTGGGCTTGAGCCACCAAAGGCCTTCCAAGGGTCTAGTGCAACCGTTATTGATGTTCAACCGGAGAAAGTAGATGAAATTTAAATTAAGTGACAAAAACAAAGATGCACTCAAAAGTAGTGTGATGGTAGGGGTGAGCTTCGCAGTGTTCTGGTATGGGCTGGTGTCTAACGCGTGGAGTGAGCACGTCAGTCCGCTATTAGTAAGTGGGATAATGTTCGTGGTGGGCCTAGTCCTTGGGCTGGTTACTACGTGGTATACAGAGGAGTAGTCCATGGCACAGATAGTGATGCCGACATATAAACCGTCTCCAACAGCGATAAAGTTCCATACAAGCGATGAGTTCGTACGTGGCGTTATCGCAGGGGTTGGTACGGGTAAGTCAGTGATGATGATACAAGAACTGCTGCGTCGTGGGTTTGACCAAGCACCTGGGCCAGATGGGGTGAGACGCACACGCATGGGGTTAGTGCGTTCGACCTATCCTAACCTTCGTTTGACTACTATTAAAACATTTAGTGAGTGGGTACCACCGTTACTTGCGCCGGTTAAACAGACTGCGCCAATGACGTCACGCTTTACAGGTGGGCTACCAGATGGGACACGGTTCGATACGGAGTTCGTGTTTATTGCGTTGGAAAACGTGCAGGACGTACAGAAACTCAAGTCTATGGAGTTCACCATGATTTTTATAAACGAAGCGCGAGAAGTGGCCTTTGAAGTTTTTGATGCGTGCAAAGAGCGTGTGGGGCGTTTCCCACCTTATGATGAGCGTACGAACACAGGTGGTTGTACATTTAGTGGTGTGATATTCGATAGCAACCCACCGGGGGAAGACCATTGGATAGCCAAGCTTGACCGTAACCCAACAGAGAGCAGTAAGATATTCCACCAACCTGCACCATTTATAGAGAAGATAAATGCTAAGGGTGAGATAGAGTATATAGATAACCCAGACGCGGAGAACTTGGAGTACCTTAACCAGAAACCACCACCGGAAGGTGTGGTGTATACACGTGAACAACGACGTGAATTCGGGTATGCCTACTATCGCAGACAGTTGGACGGCAAACCTAAACACTATATTGACACAGAGATTATGGGTAAATATGGGAGCAACTTTGACGGTCGTCCGGTATATCAGGAGTATTGGGCGGAAGAGATGGTGTGTGAGTATCCACTTGAAGCTAAGTACGGCTATCCTGTTATTCTTGGTATAGATACCACAGGTCTTAACCCTGCAGTGGCGTTTGGACAACTAGAGATGGGTGTGCTGCAAATTAAGCATGAGTTGTTGGCACTCGATATGCCGTTCGTACCATTTGTACGTGACGTGTTAAAGCCGTTCTTGGCACAACATTACCCAGGGTGTCAGGTGGTGGCGTACACTGACCCGGCCAACCCACGAGATAGTAACAGAGGTGAGACACCTGTTCAGGTGCTTCGCCAGTATGGCATACAGGCGCAGAATGCACCGACGAATAAATTTAAGGCACGACTAGATAGTGTGATTAGCTTCTTGCAACGTAGAGGTGGCTTGTTGATCGACAAGCGATGTGAGAAAATAATCGACGGCTTCCGTGGCGGCTACCACTACCGACCATTGAAGATTAGCGGAGTAGGGCAAACCTTCTCAAGTGAACCGGTGAAAAATGAGTTCAGCCATTTGGCTGATGCGGTTCAATACCTGTGTAACGGTATACGTCACGGTTCGGATAATCAACAAAACCAGCACACTTACAGACGTTCAGCGTCCAAACGTGTGTACTAAGGGGTAGGTAATGGAAATTAAAGAACGCCTAGGTCTCGCACAAAAGCTAAGTGAGAGCAAGGGAGAAAGAGCGGTTGAGTTCAAAGACAGTCTAGCTCGCATGGTGAAGTCTGACTTTGATGCAGCAGTGCGCCACAGAGCTTCACACAAGTTCGGGGACTATACAGCGGAAGAAGTGCTACATAATTGCTATGCACAATATTATGGTGAAATACCATGTGATATTAAAGAAGCATTCGGTAATATGCCGATGCCTAGTCTTACGCAGTTAAAAGTGAGCGCACTTAACGCGTGGATTAGAGATTTGCTATTTGGTAGCGGTGGGACACCGTTTACGGTTGAGCCTACACCAATTCCAGAGCTTAATAAAGAGATCGAAGACGAAGTGCTGATGCGTGTCAAAGAGGTTATCTTTGGTAAAGTGGAGAATGTTATTCCACAAACTAAGCACGACATGGAGAAACTCATTCGCGATGAGAAGAAGTATGTACGAGATGCTATGTTAATAGCTGCTAACAATGCAGCGAAAGCGATGGAAACGGTGATGTGGGATCAGTGCGTTGATGGTGGGTATAATAAAGCAATGAAGAAATTCTTGCAGGACTTCTGTATCTATCCGTATGCGGTGTTAGAAGGCCCAGTACCAGAAGTGCGGACGAATTTTGTGTGGAGTGGTAATACTCTGAAGGCTAAAGATGAGGTAGTCTATGCAGTCAACCATGTTAGTCCATTTGACTTTTTCTGGTCTTCCGATAGCACAGATACACAAGACGGTTCGTATGTAATCGTTCGCAAGCGTTACTCACGTCAGCAGTTAGTGAAAATGGCGAAACTTGATTCCTATATAAAGGAAAACGTGGTAGCAGCACTTGAACATTTCAGCGACCGTAACACACCGGTGAACTGGTTAGGTAGCAACCCAGAAGATTCTAACGACATTATTCCGTGGGATGGTAAAACTTCATTAGAAGTACTTAAATATTATGGGTCAGTACGTGGTGCGACGCTAAAAGAGTATGGTTTAACTGAAGTAGAAGATAACGAGTACTACGAGTGTATCATTCACACGCTAGGCTGGTTCACGCTGAAAGTGGTGATTAACCCTAACCCTAACGGCCACAAACGTCCTATCTATGTGACAAGCTACGAGAAGACAGGTAACGGCATCATGGGTTACGGCATTGCACAAAAAGTGCGTGAGGTTGAGCGTGCGTTCCAAAGCTGTCTACGTGGCATGATTAAAAATATGGAGTACTCCAGTGGCCCGATTGGTGAGGTTGACTTTAGTCGCATTCAGCAATGGATTACGGACGACCAAGTAGGTGATGTTGAGCCGTTCACAGTTAACCCAGTTGACCCAGACCCAGTTGGTGGTGGACGACCTGCTTATGTGTTCCACAACTTCCCAAATAACACGGCATCACTAAGTAATGTGTGTCAGTGGTTCATGTCTCTCGCAGATATTATGACCCAAATTCCGGCAAGTATTCACGGTCAGCCTGTCGGTACAGGTGCTAACCGTACGTTCCGTGGTATGTCAATGTTGTATGGTAACGCACTGAAAGGTGTGCAGAGCGGGATTACTAACATTGATGACGATGTAGTGTCTCCATTTGCAACTGCTTTATATATGTATAATCTCAAGTTTAACGATCGTGAAGATATTAAGGGAGACGCCAAAGTAATCGCTCGCGGTGCTAGCGGTCTCATGGAGAAAGAGCTTAAGAAAAACGATATGCTTGAAGCAGCACAAGTGGTGGCGAGCTTTGCTCAAACTGGTAGAGTTAAACCTGAAGCGATTGACAAAGCTGTGGATAGAGTGTTACAAGCACTCGACTTGGTTGACTACGACCTTGATGACATCATGGATAAGATTGGCGGTGAGGACGAAGCGCAAGTTGACCCAATGGTAGCGTTACAGAGTCAACCACAGCCTGGCCAACCACCAGTTGAACAACCTCAGCAGTAGTTAAGTAAAAAATTTTACAGAAGTTAGTTGCTACTTACTAACTTCTATAATAGAATATGTTGTAATCTCAAAATAGGGGAAGAACTATGAGTTCACTTAATGGACGTAAAATGAAGCTTGGCGACGTAGTTTACGACGTGCTCAAAGGCATGGGCCAAGTAGTTCGCGACGGTGGCGGCACACTTAACGTGGTAGTACGTTTCCGTGAAGGCGATGAGTTATCGTACGCACAAGATGGTACATTCCAAGGCGAAAAACGCTTATATTGGAAACCACCTTATATCCTAGAGCCACGTGGCCCTAATGATAAAGCCTATGACGATGCCATCGCATTAATCACACCTATCTACAATAAGTTGGTAGAACGTGAAGCAGGTAATCAATAAGTGGCAAGACTTCATCTGGAGCAAGGTAATTGTTCCCGTTGCAGACTTGTTTAGACTAGAGTGCGAATATTGCTGGTGGTGGCGTGGATTCTTAGTGGGTTCAATCGTAGCATCAGCACTGTTCATTTTGTTTATAAAGGTATTGGAGTTGCTATGACTTGCCAAATTACAACAAGCCGTAAGGCTGGTAATACAGTTCAAGCACAAGAGCCGAATGTGTTGTTCAATGCACGATCTAGCAACACAGTATCGCATATCTTCCACGTAGACCCATGTGTACCGGTGAAAATCTGTACCTTCGGTTTAGGGGCAGAAGACGCACTTGTGTTACACAAAGTTCACCCGAAAGCAGGTAATATGCCACAAGGCTATGGCTGTATCTGTAGTGCAGAGCCTGGTTCTTCTGTTAACATTGAAATGAGTGAGCCGTTTAAAATTAACGGTGAAACCGTCGAGTTGACAGCGAAAAACAGCGCAGTTTTCCTAACTATCCCAGGTTTATTCATTCTTGAGATGAAAAACAAGGCAATGTTAGGTAAAGTATTCTGTACTATCACAGAAGTAGAGTGTTGCTGCTTACCAAATAAATTAATTATCGGTAATTAATTATGTCTAAACCAGTTCAAATAATCTCGCCAAAATCAACATCAACGCTATCCAGAGTGTTCCAAGTGTACCCTGGTTATGCGATGGTGATTTCGTCGTTTAATTTCCAAGGCGAAAAACATAATGGCGTAGGCGATGTGATTGAAGACGGAGACTGTGCTGTACTACACAAGATTAAAGTGGAGCACGGTGATATGCCACACGGCAATGGCTGTGAGGACGGAGAATGTCGTCAGTGTATATTTGAGCCTGAAGAATTAAAGATCGTCAGTTCTGAGCCAGTTATGTTATGTGAGGACACTATGGCTCACTTTTGTGGCCAGAACTTGACGGTTCTTTCCGTACCTGGGTACTACGCGTTCGAGTTGTGTCGCGAAGCATCGTTAGGTAAAGTGACTATTGAGGTAGAAGAAATTACTGCCGAGGTAGCGAAATTAATTCCACAAAACTTTTTCCATGGAGCATAAGATGTCAAGTTGTATGAAATGTGGTAAGTCAGCTGGTATTCCTTCATCTATCCCGATGAAAGATATGCGTACTGGCACAATGCGTTCGGTGCAAACTAGTGCTGACTTAGCTATGGCTAAGCCTAAACTTAAAGACCAACGCGGTATGAACCAAACTAAACTTAACGTGAAGAACCCAGTACGTGGCTAAGATTAGATTTGGTTGTTACGATGTAACAGAAGAAGATATGAATTTGTTGACAAAGCTGTTCGCAGACCCGCTTGCAGCACAACAGTTCGTATCTTTTTTGAATAAAGTTCAGCGTAGCAATGAGAAGTTGCATGATACTACGGCTAAGATGTATTTAATGACAGACACACCGGAGCATCGAGCAATGGCGCTTACCTACCGAGGTAAGGCAGAGTTTGCGACAGAAATGGCGCAATTAGTGAAACAAGTCAATAAATAGGACACGGATTTATGGCTAAATATCAATTCGCAGAACAGGCGCGAAAAACACTGGAAGAAAACGGAGTTGTGATTAACGACGATGGTACTACCGGATTCGCAAAACAGCCTGAACAATTTATTGTAGGTGATGAAGCAAAACCAGCGGAAACTCCTGCACAAAAAGCACCACCTTCACAGGTGGAAGAACCGGCTAAACCAAATGCCGAAGAAACTCCAGCAGAGAAAGACGAGCGCGATCGTTTAATCGAGATGCAACGTCAAGAACTGGAAGAGTTACGTGCTAAAGCTAATCAAGCACCAGAACCTTCACAACCTGCTAAGTCAGAGCGTGAGACAGAATTAGAAAATGAACTTGCTGCACTTCGTGCACAGTTATCTGAGAAAGAGACTGCGCAGTCAGCAGACGAGTTCCGTGCGATGCTAGAAGCGCAAGGCTTCGACAGTGAGAATTTAGATGACGACGTATTATTAGAAGTACGCGAACGTCTTATCGCTCCTACTGCGAAGAAATTATCTGCGTTAGAGCAACGTTTAGCAAAAGCGGAAGAAAAATTCCGTGAGCCTACACCGGCAGAACGTTTAGCACAAACTAAACAAAAAGTGTATGGCGACATTAAGAAAGAGATTCCTGACTTCGACACTATCTTTAACTCGAAAGAGTTTAAAGAGAAGTTGGCAGCCAGTGATGACCGATTCCCTACAGCAACTTATGGCCACGCGTTACAAGAAGCTTTAGAGAACGGTCGTTCAGATTTTATTGTTCGTGAGATTAAAGCATTCATGGGCGGTAAAAAAGACCCATTGTCTGCAATCGCAGATGTGAGTGGGTCAAACGGTGCAGGTAAAGCAAATGAAGCGAAAGCGGAAGAAAGTGGCTTTACATTCACTGATGAGGAAGCTAGAAAAATGTTGAGAGCATTCCAAATGCGTGATATTTCTCGACAGGAGTATAGTGAATATCGATCAAAACTGGACGCACATCGTCTAGGTAAATAACACAATAGGAGCTAACAATGGCGCAAGCAGGTTTAGGTTCAGCGTCCGGTTATGGCAGTATCCACGATACTCCTCTCGCAACGAAAGGTTACCATAGCCGTATCATTGAACGCGGTTGGGAAAAAGACATCTTGGGTGAGATCGTTAATACCCGTATCGTAGCGCAAGCATTCGACTGTAACCAAGTAGTAGAATTCATCCTACAACCGGACGTAGGTCCATGGCGTAAGTATGAAGATAACCAAGTTATCAAACCGGACACTGTACAAATCACATCTGTACAAATGACACTTTGTAACCAAGCTTACAAAGCAATCAAAATTGATAACAACTTACAACGTAACCTTTGCCAATTCTGGTCAAAATTCGAAGCAGGTTTCTTAGATTCTTGCTATCGCGAATTATCTGGTATGTGGCACAGCTTCGTATTATCAGCGATGGTATTAGAAGCAGATCGTCGCAACAAAGGTGCGAATGCGGGTCGTGACCGCTCTATCAACTTAGGTACAGTAGGTGCACCAGTTCGCGTTACCCCAGGTAACTTACCAGTAAACTTAATGAATTTACGTAAC